GCACCTTGGCAGGCGGTACGGAAGGCACTGTAAGCGGTTATGGTGCTGGCACAGACCCTCAGTCCCGCCGCATCACAGCGACGCAACGCGCTGGCACTGGTGCTGTGACGGGCGGTATTCTTGCCGGAGCTTTGCCTGTCGCTGGCGTGCCTGTTGGGAAAATGTTTGGCGCACCCGCACGCTTCGCCCAAGAAAAATTAGCCCAATTCCTTGGGTTGTCTCGCCCCGCAGCGGAGGTCGCAACCGTTTCGCGTGGCTTTGAGGCTGGTGGCGACATTGCAGAGGCCACCGCCCCTCGCTCGCTCGCTGAGACATCGCCAGAAATGCGTGGATTGCTGGATGTTGGTATGTCCACCCCGTCTGCTGGTCGGGCCAAGGCTCGCGGACTTATCAGTGGGCAGGCGAGAGAAGCGTCCGAGGCACTGACCAAAACGCTTGACGATACGCTTGGTGATCCGTCTGGGGTTCGCTTGCAGCAGCAACAACTCATGGAAGATACGGTGTCTGCGCGCCGTGACGCATATGCCGACGCATACGCCACCCCCATTGACTATTCTGTCCCACAAGGTCAACGCCTTGAGACGCTGATCGACCGTGTTGATGATGACATTATTCGACGGGCTAACGTCCTTATGCGCCGCGAGGGTGAGCGGTCGTCGCAAATAATCGCGCGCCTTGATGACGCCGGGAACGTGATAGGCTTTGACACTCTCCCCGACGTGCGCCAGATCGACTACATAACGCGCGCACTGCAAAGCCGCGCCAGCGCAGCGGCGCGCGCGGGTGAACCAGAGGACGTGGCCACTCTATCGGCCTTGGGCCGAGACATTCGGTCAACTCTTGACGACCTTGTTCCCCAATACGGTGAGGCCCGCTCCACAGCAGCCGAAGTCATCGGCAACAGGGAGGCTTTGGATACTGGGTATCAAATTCTTGGGAGTGGGATGCGCCGCGAGGATGTTCAGATCGCTCTTGATGGTATGACTCCGGGGGAATTGGGAAATGTCGCCAGTGGTGCGCGCCAATATATTGACGACGTTATGGCGCGCGTATCTCGGCCCCTTGACCCCGATGGCCAAGAGGCCGCAGAGGCGGTTCGCGCACTGCGCGCCCTAACAACACGCGAGTCGCAAGAAAAGCTGCGTACACTCCTAGGCGATGGGGCAGATGCGTTCATTGAACGCTTACAGCAAGCCATTGAGCCTCTTGGCATGCGCGCCCTTGGTGGGGGTTCCCCAACAGCCGCGCGCCAAGCGACAGAGCGGGCTATTAGTGATGCGGCACGGGGGACACAAAGCCCTTTCGACCGCATTGCCACTCAACAAGGAACCATTCAATCTGAGATCGCACGGTTGGCCGCAATGGGCGGGGGAACCCCGGCACAAACCGCGCAACAAATAACCGGGGAACTGGCCCCATTTGCGGCCCTACAGCGCCAACCCGAAGAGTTAGCGTCGGTGCGCGCGATGTTGGATCGCATGGCCATCCTATCGGGTAGGCCCGAAGCGATGTTGCAGAGGGGTGTCCGGGGCGGTTTAGTGACCGGGATTGGAGCGACCCCCGCTGCGGGTGAGGCTCAAAGGCGCATGGGCCTTGCGCCCCAAGACGTCCGTCGCTTCGGCGGCGGGCGCTAAATAAACCCCTGCTGCATCTTCGGCGGGCGACCCCGGCGCTTAGGCGCTGCGGGTTCCTGCTGCGCGCGCAGTGCTTTGATGGCGTCAGCCGCTTCGTCGCATAGCCTAAGCACGGCTCGTTGATTCTGAAAGCGATGCGCTATGCGCAAGTTCTGTTCCAGAAGGTCTAGTTTCTCTTTGTCCATATCGTCGTTCCTTTTATCTAATCGCGGTCAGGGTTGTTCAGCTGGTATTGGGAAGCGCCGTCGAGGCTCCAGCATATTCGGCTTCTCGTTGACGCCCTGACCGCCCCCGCGCGGGGTTGCTTAGGTCTACGGTCTGGGGTTGCTTAGGTCTACGGTCATTGGTCTGTCTCCTTGGCTGGCTCTGCGCACATGAACATGATGACCAGTCCGGTCAGTTCGGTGATCTGGATTGCAAGGCGGTTGCCCTTCAGTTGGCACTGGGTCTCGTTCATTCCGCAATCAAACTCGATGATGCTGGGCTGCAAGTCGGGGATGTGGGCCGCGCCCAAGAATAAGCAGAAGGTGGTGGCGATCATAGCGCAGTTCCTTGCGTCCAGCCGTTGCGGAAGTGGACAAGGTGCGCGCCTAATGATGCGTGCATCGATGTTCGATCTCGCCGGAAATACTCACGAATGTCGGCTGGCTTGTGGCCGTGCTGAAAGCAGAAGAAGATGGCGTGCGACCGTGCGACATACACATCACGGCTTCTCTCTCTGCCCGTCATTTCCGACGGGTTGATGCCATAGCGATCTGCAATCTCGGTCACGATTTCTGGGATGGGTTTCATTGGTCTTGCTCCTTAATTTCGTCAGGGGTTGAGAATTGGTCGATGTGCGGGGTTGTTTGGCTGGTCGAGCAGGCCAGCTTGCGGCCAGCCTGACAGTGGCAAATCTCAATGCGATAGGAGACGCGGTCATAGAGGGTGGCGATGTTCTCCACGATCACCCCGGTGCCGTTGCAGCTTCGACAGGTCACGACCGCCGCCTCAGAACAGCAGGGGCAGAAACATCGCCCCGATGCAGATAATGACGAGGCAGATCACCCCGATCACGTCGCCAGCGATGTGCCTAATCTTCATCGTCGATCTCCTCGGTGGGCCACGCATAGATCGCGGACCATTTGACGTCGGTGGTAGCCCGTTTCGGATTGGGGATCAGGCGCATCATCACGAACTCGCCCGGCTCGATCAATTCTGTCACGGACTTGGGGACGAATATCCGATCACCCGTTGCCTCGTTGACGGCGAAACCGCTGCCGCTGGGTAGCTTGTGCGTGAAGAAGCACAAGGTTTCTGGTGTGATTGCGGTGGCCATTGGTCGTTGTCTCCTCGGTTGATTGATGGGGGGCCGAAGCCCCCGGGGGTTGTGTTAGGCGATGCGTTGCAGCAGGCCATTTTTGCCAAAAATATGCGCCGGGACGTTATCACCCTTTGCGGACAGAACGGCATCTGCCTTGCGGTAATGATAGACCGCTTCCCCGATCTGGTTCCCATCGTCGTCGCGCGCCTGCTCGCACCATCCGTTTGCCGGGTCGGTGTAGAAGATGTGAGTGTGGGTGTGCATGTCTATCTCCGTTTGGTTAAGTTCGCTGTTTGTGAGAACACATTACGAGAAAAACAGAACCCCTGTAAACCCCAAATCGAATAAAATCGAATAAAATCGTATTTTATCGTCAGGGCTTCAGCGCGGTCAGTAGGTTTCGCTGCACTGCGTCCTTGTCCCCAAGGACACCAATCACGCGCTCGTCAATGGTATTCTCAGCGAGAATGTGGACTACACGCACAGGGCGGGTCTGACCCTGTCGATGCAGGCGCGCGTTGAATTGCTGATACAGTTCCAGCGACCAGTTCAGACCAAACCACACGCACAGCGCGCCGCCATTTTGCAAGTTGAGACCATGCCCAGCGCTCGCAGGGTGGGCCAGAAGCATGGGTATTTCGCCCCGGTTCCATGCGTCAATCGTCTCTTGCCGCTTGTCTAGCAGCTTGGCCTGCGGAAAGCGTTTGAGCAGGCGCGCGAGGTCGGACTTGTAGTTGTAGGCGACAAGCATGTTTTCGCCGGGGTTATCCTCTACGATATCGGACAGTGCATCCAGCTTTGCGGCATGGGTCTCGGACCAGTTGCCGTTGGCATCGGTGTAGAGCGCGCCGTTGGCGTATTGCATCAGCTTGTTGGCCAGCACCGCAGCCGTAGACGCCTCGACCTCTTCGCCGTCGTCCAACTCGGCCAGCATCGTGCGCTCAAAATCTTTGTAGCCCTCGGCAACCTTTGGGGGCATTGGGACACGCACCTGTAGATCAATCCGATCCGGCATGTCGAGGTAGTCGTCGGCGCTCATGTGTATGATCTTGTCGGCCAGCAGCGCGTGTATCTTTTCCTCCGACCCCTTGCGTGGTTCAAACTTGCGACCCCAGTAGTCTGCCTCAAAGAACCGCTGCTTGTAGCCCGTCAGGGTGCGCCCCAGACGCTCGCCGTAGTCGATTAGATACATCTGCGGCCATAGGTCGAGCAGGCCGTTGGGGCTGGGCGTCCCGGTCAGCAAGATCACACTGTCGATGCTCGGAAGCATCTTGCGCAGCGCCTTGAACCGCTTGCTGGACGGGTTCTTGAAACTGCTGCTCTCGTCGATGACAACAACATCAAAGTCCCACACCCGACCGTAGTTCGTGACTAGCCACGGGACGTTCTCGCGATTGATGACATAGATGTCCGCGTCGAGGCTCAGAGCCTCCCGGCGCGCCTTCTCTGGCCCTGTGGCCACAGACACCCGCAAATGCTTGAGATGGTCCCACAGGCGCGTCTCCTGCGCCCATACGCTATTCGCAACGCGCAGCGGCGCGACGACCAGAACTTTCCTAGCCGTAAAAGTGTCGAGCATATCGCAGATCGCAGTGAGCGTTGAGACGCTCTTGCCCAAACCCATCTCCAGCGCCAGCATACAACGCTCTTGCTTGAGGATGAAATCGACAGCGCGCTCTTGATACTTGTGCAGATTATCGCGTGAAAGCATCGGCGTCATCCTTGCTATCAATCACCCGCACATCGCAGCCCAGCGCCCTCCGCGCCGCGTGGTCGCGCTCTTGCAGAGGCGTCGGCTTTTTGCCGGGGGCTTTGACCTCGACGAAGATAATCACGCCACCCGGCAGCGTGACAATGCGGTCAGGGACCGAGCGCTTGGTGGGCGAGGTAAACTTTTCGCACGTCCCACCCAGCGCCTTCACTCTGCGCACCAGCGCCTGTTCCACGTCGCGCTCAAGCATCTGGCAAATCCTCCACCATCTGAATGCGCTCACCGATCCACCGCATCACAGGAACGGCCATGCTGTTGCCGAGAGCCTTATATCGTGGCCCGTCAGCCGCGTCTTTGCCGCGATATGGAATTAGCGTGTAATTATCGGGGAAACCTTGCAGGCGCTCGCACTCGCGTGGCGTCAACCTTCTGACTTTCTCGCCAATTAGAGCCGCAGGTGTTTTGCTCTTGTCCAGCGTTGGCGTGACTTCTGTTGACACGCTGTCGCCCTGATTGGCGCTGTTTTGCGCACCAAAGGCTATGGGTGGGGTTTCGGTTTCTGCGTCGTAGCGTTGACCAACGCCGCGTGTAAGGGTTTTGGCAACTTCTTGCCCCGCTTCTCGGCGCGGCGCAGGATGCCCTGACAGGCTCTCTCGCTCAAAAAGAACCGCTGCGGCACGTCGCCAGTCTCCAAGGTATCCGACAACAAACACACGGCGGCGTCTTTGGGCCACTCCGAAGTATTGAGCGTCAAGCACTCGATAGGCGAACCCATACCCGAGTTGGCCCAGCGCCCCGAGGAAGGTGCCAAAATCCCTTCCTCCGTTGCTAGACAAGACGCCGGGGACGTTCTCCCAAACCAGCCATCTGGGCTGGTAGCGTTCAGCGATGGCAAGATAGGTGAGCATGAGGTTGCCTCGTGGGTCATCAAGTCCTTTGCGAAGTCCCGCGACGCTGAACGATTGGCATGGGGTTCCTCCAACGAGAAGGTTGATTGGATCATTGGGCCACTCCTTGAATTGTGTCATGTCGCCCAAGTTGGGGACGTTTGGGTAATGATGCGCCAGTGCGACGCTTGGAAATTTCTCAATTTCGCTGAACCAGCGCGGCCTCCATCCAAGCGGGTGCCAAGCTACCGTTGCGGCCTCTACGCCGCTGCATACTGAGCCATATTTCATATCGTCACCCCCACCTGCTTAAAGACCATCTTCGCCATCCCGACATATCGCTCGACATCCAGATCGGCGGGTAAATCGTCGGGCAGGTCTAGGCAGGGCTTGGCCCCGTCTGACTGAGGCACTTTGTTTGAGTTCTTGGCGTAGTTAATCGTCTCGTCCGGGCCAACTTCGGTGCTGTAGTAAAATCGCACCGCCTTACCTAAGTGCTGATCGCGCCACACCGCGCCGCCCGTGACTTTGCGCACCATGACGAACTTGTTAATTTCTTTGCAGGATCGGATTACGTCGCTGTAATCAGCGGTGCCGCAGAGATGTGCCGCCACCGCGTCTGACACGATCTCAAATTGGGGGTTCTTCATAAGCCCCGCCTGCGCAAACGCACCCTTGCGCTTAGCCGTCTTGTCCAGCTTTACCGCGATATAGTTGTTCACGTCGCGGCTGTGCAGGCTGCTGTAGTCGCTGCGCTCTAACTCAAACGACGTGTCCATCTCCCACGACCACGCGGCGTCCAGCACATCGTCCTCAGATTTCTTCGGGATCAAAGCGACCACGCCGTCAGTGTTGGCGCTGACGACGCTCGCCCCACCCGCCTCAAGGCGTTCAATCAGCATGAGCAGCGCCAGTTGGCCTGTCAGCGTGGTCTGGATCAGCAAGTTGGGCGCGTAGAGCGCGCTATACTTGCTGCCCAGCTTACCGAAGGAGCCGTTGACTACAATCTTGAGTGTGTAGGCTGTCACCTTATCGCCAGCGCGCTTCGCTTTGATCCGGCGGTCTACAATGCTCTGATAAACGTGCGTGAACACGTCGCCCATGTTGTCGGGTGACAACCCCTGTTCTAAAATGATGTTCGGGTAATACGACGCCACGTCAAAGTCGGCTAGCATGTATTCCGACCCACCGTAGACGCTCTGGCCCTTTTCGCAGGAGTGCAAGCCGCCCACACCCATCTGATACTCGCTTCGCCCGATCTTGATGCGCGTGTCCTTGAGCCACTGGGGCATCACGATAGAGCCGTTGCCGCCCACCTCAAAGCGTTCAGCCGTTAGTCTCTTGAGGATGTCGCGCAGGGGCGGACTATCAAACGATACGATGCCGGGGTCGGTGTAACGGAACGTCGCGTCGTCGGGATACTTCGTCGGGCGCAGGTTCTTGTTCGTCACCTCGGTCACTTCCGACCGCAGGACCGTCTCAGCAATCTGCGCATCGCTCTTGGACCGCAAGTCGAGGTCGTATTCGTCGCTCATGTCCTTGCGCAGGTCGATCTGCTTCTCCACCGCGCAATACAGGGCGTCGGTCACGCGCAGGTCGTTTGCACAATACCTGCGGAGCAGTTCCCGCTCGCCGGGTGAGATGCTGGCACTAGGCTCAATGGGCAAATCTTGCAGCTTCGGATATCCCAGCCGCCCTGCGTAGACCTTCAGGCTGGCCCGACCCGGCACCACCTCAATGATGTCTATGTGGTCCCACTGCTGGGGTATGTTTATTTTTTCTTCATTACACACCATCCACGACGGCTTGCCGCTGGTGATGATCTTGTCACTCAGCGCCTTGAGTTCTGCGCAGTCGCGGTTCTGTAGCGCCGCCGCAATCATCGGCAGGTCGTAATGGTTCCCGCTGAAACTGATCGTCAGGTTGTTGCGCATCAAGTCGCCAACCTTTGCCACGTTTAGCGGCTTTCCTTCATACATCTCAAACGACGCGACCTTGCCGCTTTGCCGATCAAGAAAGCAAATCAGGAAATAATCTTTGTAGCATTCAACGTCGAGTATCAGTGCCATGAGGGGTGTCCTCCATATTCGGCAATGTGGTGGTGGGGCGACCGAAGCCGCCCCTCCGAATTTTACATGAAATCTTCTTCGCCATCGTCGTCAAAGATGTCAAAGTCATCGACACTGGCCGCAACACCATCAGCGAAGGGTTCACCATCTTTGATGAATTGGACACCAAGCAGGTTGGCGTTGATGCGCTTGCCATACTGATTGTTCTGCGCCCACAACTCAATCATTGCGTTGACGTAGCAACCCGCATAGATGCGCCCATCCTCTTCGCTCAACTGGCTGCGATCACGGTCAACAACGAGCGGGCGCTTGGCCGATGACGCTTTGATCGAAATGTTGCCAGCGTAGCCCGCGTAGTCGATGTCGTCGCCATCCTTCAGGCAAATCTTGTCAGCCTTCAGCTTAATGCCCTTCAGCTTTTCCTTCAGCAAGTCGTCGATCTGCTCCTCAAGGTTTTCAATCTGATCGGACTGATCCTTCTTGTTCAGCAGGAACGTCGCCTCAAACTTGGTTTCCTCGCCGGAGAACGTCGCCTTGCGGAAAACAGACGGGAACGAGATGCGGACATTGTTCAACTTAATTTTCGCCATTTTCTTTCACCTTTCAGGTTTGTGCAGCACAGCGCTGCGGTTATTCGGTCAGATCACCGAAATCTTCTGCCGACACGCCGATGGCGGGTCGCTTATCGCTCTCTGGGGCCAGAGTGGGCGCGCCCTGCGGCTTAGCGATCAGGTCTCTGATCTCCACAGCCCGCGTCTTACCCAGCGCCTTTTCGGCCTGCGCAGGCGAGATGATTTTGGGCTTTGTGAACGCCTTGTCGTTGAGCAAACCGATTAGCTTTGCCTCGGCCTCACGCTCATCGGACCACTTGCGGTTACTGCGGCCCTCGACCAGCTTGTAGCCGGGGAATCCGTCACCGTCGTCAAGGCGACCACGAGCCAGCTTTTCAATCGCACCCAGCCACCCTTCGATCAGGGGCTTGGCGTCCAGCGCGACGCGCATCTGCTGTTCGGTTAGCGTGTTGGCCTTCGGGATGTTGTCGAGGTCATCGAAGCTGGTCAGCAGCGCCTCTTCGGTGTGCTTGAACAGCGCTTGGCATGACGCCTTGGCTTTGCAAAAGCGGCATTGCTTCTCGCCCGGTTGACGCGGTGCGTCGGGTTCTTGCGTGGCTTCGGCGCGCTGCTTGGCTAACTCAGCCCACTTGAGCAAGTCGCGGGTATTTATTTTCCACTCGCTGATATGGTCAAGCCGCGGTTGCACGATGCTGATGACAACATCTTCAATGTCACCGACCATGCTGTAGTCAGCGTAAGCGCCCAGCGCGTAGAGCATACCCTGTGGGTTCTCTTCGGCATCGACGCGCACACCCATGCCATACTTGAGGTCAATGACGTGTAGCGTCTGGCCTTGCAGGACCACGGCGTCGGCTGTGCCAAAGCCACCCGGCACCCAGTCGCTGTAGTCCACGCGCTGTTCGATGGCGAAGTCGTCACAGTAGTCGGCCCACTGTTTGACGTAGTCCACATACACGCGGACAAACTCGGCCATCTCGCTGTTCGGGTAGGTGTCAAGCACCCCGTAGTCCCACAAAGCCTTCTCGCCCAGATCGTGAGCCTCTGTGCCTTCAAGCGCGAAGGGACTGCTCTGATCGGGTAGGCCATCCTCGGCGGCTACGCTACCGGGGCAAACCATCCAGCGGTGCGCGTTGGACGCACCCAGCTTGGCGTGTGCAATGGGACCAGTCATTATTTTTCCCCCAGCGTTTGCAGCCAAGCCATGAAGTCTATGGCCTGTTCCGCCGTCAGGTCTTCCAATTTCTTCGCCGGGTAGGCGTCGAGCCTTGCGCGCATCACAAGCTTGTGACCCTCGCGTGCCATCTTCAGCGCCAGCGACTTGAGGTCTTCGGTCGCAGGTCCGTCAGTATCAGGCGTTTGGACCTTGGTTGGTTTGGGTGTGGGCGCTGCGGCCTGCGCGCTTAGCGCTGCGGTCAGCTTTTCGATCTCCTTGCGGAGTTCGTCGGTCGCCTCGGTGAGGTCTTTGATAACTTCTTCCAGCATTTTATGTTTTCCATTTTGTGTTGCAGTGGGGCCGACCCTAGTCTACGTTTCAGCACGATGCAATACAAAGGTTACCAAAAAAATGCTACGCTCTAGCCAACTCGCGAAAAAACTGGGTCTTTCCAAGCAGAAGGTCGTGCAGCTTGCCAACGCTGGCGAAATCCCCTCTCTCCGCCTACCGGGTGGACATTACCGCTTCGACTTTGACGAAGTCGTAGAGGCGCTGCGGACGGGTGAGGTGCGCGATGATGGTTAGGTTCACATACTGCAAGAACTTCGCCAGTGCCGAGACCCGCGAACTGGCGTGGCCGAAGTTCTGCCGACATGTCACTCACTCGGTTGGCTACAACAGCAAGGAGGAGAGCATCAAGCGGTCGGCCGTCGTCGGCGGGCTTCGCGCTGACGAGGCGGTCGGTCGTGCCGAGAACATCGCCACCCGCACCATCGCGGCGCTGGATTACGACGACTTCCCGGCAGGGACGACGCTAGACGACATCGAACTCGCCTTGTCGCTCAACATTGACTGCACGTTTGTGGCTTACACCACTTTCCGGCACACCCCCGGCACCCCTCGCGTCCGGGTCATGGTGCCGCTGTCTCGGCCCGCAAATCCTGAAGAATACCCGGTTATCGTTGACGCCCTGCGCCGTGAGATCGGCTTGGAGGGTCTTGACGACTGCTCCTATAAGATGGGCCAGATCATGTTCCTCGCTTCACACCGCAACGGTGTCGAGCCGTGGTCCCTGACCCAAGAGGGCGAGCCGTGGGAAGTCCCCAACGAAATTTCGCCAGAGCAGGCGGGCGGCATAGTAAAAGCCAACAATTCCTTTGCGGATCAGGCCGACGAATTTTCGTTGGCCATCCTCTCTCAGCCCCTCGACATCACGCCCGATCAGGTTGACGCCCTGCTAGATAATTATCCGGCAGAGACCTTGGACTACGAACAGTGGTTCCGCGTCGGCATGGCCCTGTCCCACCAATTCGAGGGTTCGGACGAGGGGTTCGAGCGCTGGGATAAGTGGTCCTCGCTTGACGCCGATCGCTACAATCCCCGCGAGATGAAGGCCAAGTGGCGCAGCTTCCGCAGGCGCGACGGCTCTCTAATGACGCAAGCACCAGTTACGATGGCGTCCGTCATTAAGGCCGCAGGCGGCTTGTCCGTTGGCGGTGAGGTCAAGCCTGACAGCCCCGTGGCCCTGTCGCTTGAGGACGAGGCCACAGGGGTCAATGACCGCGCCTCCTACGCCGCTTTCAAGAAGCGCGTCCAAGCGCTCAACGAGGTGCAGCTATCCCCCGACATCCGCAGCCTGCTCGCAAAGACCGTCCACGAGGTCTACGCCAAAGACGCCGGCATGGGCCTGCGCGAGGTCAAGGCATCCTTCAAGCCCCTGACGCGCCGGGGTCGGGCTGGTGGGGATGACGATGCCACCGAGGTCGAGACGCCCGCGTGGCTTCATGGTTGGGTCTACGGCGAGGCCGATTGTGTTTTCATCAACACAAAAATGTCCGACTATGCCATCAGGCGCGAGGCTTTTCGAGCAAAGTTCGACCGCCAGCCCGAAGTCGTTGCAGCCGAGACCGACGCCGCCACC